TGTGCTCGGCGATATGTCGGTTAGATCGTGGGTTGTTGACTACAAGTCGGTGTATGAAACCTCCAGAGGTAATAAAAGTGGTGAATTCTTAACCACTGTTATTAACTCCGAAGTGAATCGTATGTATTCATGGTTAGCGTGGGTGGCCATCACTGGTCGCTCCGATTATACTGAATGGCAGGAGAATGTTTCTCTTGTTACTTTTGGCGATGACAAATTAGAAGGTGTCTCAGAAGCTTTTTCTGACGTATACCACTATCAAGCTTTGAAGGAATTTTATAGTGGTATAGGTCACACAATTACATCTGATACACTTGACGACTCCGGACAGAGGTTTTCTAAACTTGACGAACTTAAATTTCTCAAACGTAAGTTTGTCCCTGTTGACGGAGTCATCACAGCTCCGTTAGAAATAGAAAGTATAGAAAACCCCTTTGTCTGGACTCAGATGATGGATTTTGACTTCGGTTTATGGAAACCGTTAATTGCAGAGTCGCTGTTAGAGGCAAGCCTGCATGGACGGGAGTACTATGAATTTTTCGTAAATATGCTCAAAAAGTGCAAAAGTCGTGTTTTATTACGCGAAATTATCGATCTGCTCCTCTCAGAGTATGACGATAGTAAAAAGAAAATGATGGAAAGATATGTCGGACACAGAATTTGGTAATTATGTGTTTCGTAATAACCTTACGGTATTCGAAGCACTCTCGGAATTAGATGTAGTTGATCTCCATACGGAAGTTGAAGCCAATAATGCTTTAATAGTGCAAACACGCAGTGAACTTCAGGCAACTACTCGGTTGTTAGATACTACTGTTGCTCGTGTTAACACTATTGATGCGGTATTGGACGATGTCCGTAATGAGGTCAATTCTCTTTCTTCTGATTTGAATGAACTTAACCGCGAATTTCAAAATGTTGGTCAGTTGGCTACTTCGGCACTTAACACTGCTAACTTTGCCAACTCCCAATCCCAACAAGCAGCCATTCAGGCTAACATTGCTACTACTGCAGCTAATACAGCACAACGAACAGCGGACTCTGCGTCATCGACTGCATCGAGCGCCCTGTCAGAAGCGCAATCTGCACGTAGCCTTGCTAATAATGCAGCTCTTGTAGCCAGTGCCGCTTCAACATCCGCTGGTACTGCTCAACAGACTGCAAATTCTGCCCAGACGACAGCTAACACTGCACTATCTCGGGCTGACCAAGCAATATCATCTTTCAATACATTGAATGGCACAGTTAATCAACTAGCTTCATTAGTTAGTCAAGTCACCATCACGGCAAATACCGCTCTCAACTTATCAAACCAAATTTTTGCAAAAGAAAATGATTTGATTTTTGGTTGGGGGCGATATAACAACCAAAATGCATTGTTTCAGATGCGTTCAAACCGCACTACAAACAATATCATGATGACCAATGTACGCTATACATCTTCCGTTCGATTAGTCAACGGTAGTACACTGCCTTACACTGAATTTTGGATTCGTGGTCCTGGTGAGATCGGTCAAGGATCTTACCCGCCAGCACGAGTTCGAACTGGACAATGGGTTTTATATTTAACCGGAGGCTCTGGAAGCGCTCAGCAGTTATTTATTGATCCATTTAATATACGCGATTATCGACCATGAATTCCAACAAGGATAAGAAAAAATCGAGTAAACCTGGCTTACGTCAGAGTAACTCGCAACAGCTGCCTCAAACAGCTATTACAGTCTATAACATGCCCGGCCAAAACCGAGTATTTTTACCAACTGTCCCTCGTACCCCAGATGACGACGATTCGATCGAAAGTGGTAGTACAGTATCTGAAGTGGGTTTCAGCGAACTTGTGCGGTTGAGATGTTTAGGGCACACTATCGCTGCTTACAATTTACGATCCCGTCGTAAGGGGCGTAGTCTACCAATGTACGTTCGTGGTGGGTGTAGTATGGGTGAAACTTTCTCCCAGATGATACCCATCATAGTTAGCCTTCCAACGGTTAACAATGTTATTACAATAGACCCTGTTCTTCCGCGTCGTATGTTAGATTTTGTGACCGCTTCTAGTGGTTATGAGTTTATTCGTGCACAAGTAGTGTGGGTAGTACATATTCCCTCTCCTCTTGGGACCGCTTTGATCTTGCGTGCTTGGGCACCTGAGCTAGATGCTACCACAGAGACGAGAGGTGTGCGGTGGAAACCGCAATCTAATACTGCTATTGCATTTAAAATGGATTGGAGTTCTGATATTCCGTTTGTACGTAATACACAAACCTTAACGTCTGTGCGCGACGGACAGAGTGGTTTGTCACTCAAGATCCAATGCGTTGAAGACAATTCAACTGAGGCTGTAAATACACCACTAACTGCTACAGTTTGGTGTTGTGTTTACAACGTCACTATGTCCGGTCAACGCAATTTTACCGAAGCAGACAGAGGAGCCCTTCTGGCTCTTAATTTTAAACCACAAGCAACACCATGACAGACACATCAGGAGAAATTCAAGCTGAGGGAGTAAGCAACCTTATGGTCACTGCCCCTGCCAATACAGATGCCACTCCGCTGGTACCTGAGTTAAATCAAGCGGCCCCAGCGTCGAAGAAACCTGATTCATATGCAGGTAAAACCAAGAAAAATCAAATTGGAGCACTTAATCAGCGTTTCCAACATTTTAATAAGTTCACGGTGGGTGGTACACCTACCCTTACTTGGACCAATATTAATATTAACCCTTACAACATCACAGGCAAAGGTGAAGCATTTAATCTACCTTTTAGAAGAAATGTCTGGACCAGTGGAAGTATGTCTATGGGTTATTTGTCTACCCTGCAAGTACAAGTTCATGTAGCCCGACCTCCTCAAGTGTCAGGCACTATACAATTCCGAGATGGAAACAACCCGTTGGCAACAATGTATTGCGTCGATTTCGGTGGTCGTTTGGACTTCCCGTTAGTACCAAACGTTATTAATATCCCAGTTAGACCCCGGCACTGGAATAGCCCATGGTTCAGAACGGACGAGGCAGCTTGTTCTCTGAGTTATAGGCTTATTGCTTTTAATCGTACTGCTGATATCGCTGATGTCACTGTTGACATTTACATACGCCCTGGAGCGTCGGTGTTCAATACACCGATTAAACCAAAACCTCGCGCAGTTAGTGCTTTGTCTGAGTTCGCTCAGGCTTATCACGACTACGAAGAGATGGAATATGCAAAGGTCTACGGTGGTATTATCGAGATCGAGCAGCATGGTATGCCGGAAGAGTTTAGCGACCGTAGTCGCAAGATTCATTTCGACAACTGGTGTGCAGATAACCACGACATCCACCAGGGTGATGTAGACTTGGCTGAAGCCGAGTTTACACCAGTCTGGGACAAGATGTGTGATGATCTGGACGGCAGTGAAGATCATGTCGCCCCCCCAGCTATAGATAGTCCCGAAGAAGGTATGGTTAATTATGTCGAACATCAGGACGACGATATTGACCAGGACGATTATACCATCCGCGTCTGGGAAGGTGAGTTAACTATAGGTCAACCTATAGCAATCCCTCTCAACCTCTCTGTTCTCAGAGACGTGTCGACGATATCGGATGAAACAACAATCGGACAGAAATTTGAGCGGTTTGCTCATATTATGCCTGCTACAGGAGGAAATCTTGGACCTGAAATTGGCACATATACGATTCATACTCGTTTGCCTACGAATGTCGCAGCATCCATTGCACATGTTTGCGTACCGGATGATCTATCGGACGAAGTTGCCGCTAGAATGTTCGGGCTCGCTAAGGTGTTGGATATTGCGACATCCGCAATTAGCTCCATTGGAGGACCTCTTATATCAGGTGTAGTACAAACTGCCCCAAAATTGATTTCGACAGTGTTGCCCGGCCCCCTTGGGAGTCTGGCTTCGAAAGTAGTTGGTGGAGTAGCTAATGGATTGTTAGGGGGAAAACCACCAGCCCCAAAAGACCCACCAGGTGAATCAAGTACGCCGGCTGCGGTTGGAGGTAAAATTCCGATTGCAGGTTTCTTGAGTTCCTGAAACCTGTGGCCAGTAACCTCATTGCCAACCCTAGCTTCAGCAACCTTTTGGTTGAGCTGATTGACAGCTTTGGCGATCTGGCAGCCCGTGCCACACCAACAATCCCTATATCGGTTTACGTTCGTATGACCGGTGCCACCGATCGTAGCGTCTTTAACCGCTCTATTGTCCCTCGTGACAATATTGCAAATTTGACCTGGATCCCACGAGATAGAGTGAGCTATCTCTTCGACATGTTCGGAAACCACCCCAACACTTTTGTGGAGGGGACTCACCAGAATCGCTGCTTCAAGCAATTGATGGCAGTGGCGCGTCAGCGCACAAATGTACCCAGAATTAATTTGCAAGAGGTACTCACGACCGAAGTCCCAGAGGACTTAGATCGTCAAATCCAGAGTTTGTTACTCGCCCGTAATTCTACCGGCTTGATGCAAATTCTGATGACCGCAAGGGAAGAAGCTCCTGCTTTAGGCCCCGACTGAAAGAGTGTTGGGGAGATAACCGTTTCACAGGAGCGGAGTAATGTTAAGTTTTTTGTATTTGTACAGAGTTTTTCACACTTCAAAATAGTTATTTATTTCTCCCTTGTGGGGGTTGAAATAGGTATTTTTAAGTGTTTTCTCTTTATATCTAGTGTTTTTTATTATAGATTTACTCCTTCTTTATATATTTTATATATGTAG